CGGGCCGCCCTCGTATCCTATCTTGACCCGGCCTTCTTTGCCCCATGGCGTAGTGTCGATCACATTCTTGTCCGTAATATCGGACCACAATACCATTCTCTAAATAAAATGTCTGCATTTTTTAAGTGATTAATGGGTCATACCATAAAAGGCCAAACGCCGCGTCAGTACCGCCCGAGCTCCACCCGTCGCGCATCAGGTCTTTCCCCTGTGAATGAGGCGCGTGAAAATGCTCGGAAGCGCTGGAACAAACTGCGTCAAGCGGTGAAGGCGCGTTCCCAGATTCAGCGCAATATACGCACCAAAGGGCGTGCAAAACGAGGGCGGTTCGTGGTGAAGAACTCGTCCCCTCCCAAAGTGAGTATGTGGCGCAACACCCCGGCAGGTATTTACTTTATGAGTCAGCCAAAACAAAAGGGCCGGTTCAAGGTTGAAACTATTAAAGGGTTCGTCCCGTTTCCTAAAAACAAGTCGCGGAAGAACCTCTGAGAAGAACGCAGAGCTCCGTGATCCACTGGTCAGACTGGGGCGTGACGAGGATCCCACCCCCGGGACTGTAAACCTCGAGACTATGGATAGCCTCTTCTTGGTTGAAAATCCAGAGGTCATCGTCGATGACGAGGGATACTGGCCTTCGGGTCGTATGGAATCCCGACATCCGAAAGTTGTGTAGAGTCTTGGTCTCTAGGTTATATACAAGCCCGTCATGAGACTTAAGCATGTACCATAGCCGCCAGGACCTATCCTCCGGAATCTTCTTTGGACTAATTTTGAAAGCTAATTGAGTGTCGATGGACGGACTCGATTGCTCGACGATCCACCTGATCAATTCTGTAGGTAAATTCCTCCAGATTTTTGAATCCAACATAAGTCACCTAAACTTTACTCTTTTATTTGTTACCAGGTGATTCCTACATATGGTAGGCCCTACTATTTCAGCTCCTGAAAACATAGTCATCTGGTAATCTTCCCATCCTATATTGAAAATATACAAGTCACCAACAGACCTGTAATGTGAAAACTTGATACCCCGGCGGGTGATCCAATATGGAACTTCAGGATCGGTCAACCCAGTAAAGTCCCACATGGTCCGGGTCATGTGGTCATAGACAATTTCGGATCGAAATTCAAGATTCTTGTCCAGGACCAATTTCCTTGGAAGAATCTTGAAGGCGACCCTTTGTTCAATTTCATTTGAAAATTCAAGGATCCTAAGGACCAAGTGGTCGGGCAAGAACATCCACACTGGGTCCATGGTTACTTCTTGCAGTTTTTATAAGGGGCGCAACTCGAACGCATGGTGAACCCCTTTATCGGTCCTAGGATACATAGGAGCTTTGCGAATTTACGAGGCAAATTGAACACCTTCTTGTTCTTGGGCCCGGACCTGCAGCAATTTTTCATAGTCTTGAATTTAACATTGAAATTTTTCAGATCGCAAGTTTCCAGACGAAACCTCCAGAGGTTTTTTGAACACCTTTTAAACATTGTGAAATACCAGACGCTGATCTTCCAATAGCAACCGCGGCGTAATCGATAGATTCGTATACATTCAATAGGGTACTTCCGTTATATGACCACTGTTGTACTGATTTAAAGTGAGACCGCCCTATTTTTCGTTTGTGTTCCTCATTGAACTTTATTCCAAAATTAGGATTCTTATCTCCCAATCTTTGTTTCAATGATAGTAAAACTGTTTCAGAGTGTTTTTTACCAAAAAATGGATTGTTTTCACCCGACATATTTTCCGATAGTTTCTTTTTATGTTCATCAGTGTGGTTATAACCACGTATCCCGTTTCCGCCGATAGTCATATTAAACCCGTTTTTACCGAAAGTGTCGTATTTTGCAATGTAGTACATTTCCCAATCATCAAGGTATATTGAGTCTATATTCTCATGTAGTATTTCTGTCCTAAATTTATCCCATCCATATTTTCTAATTGCTCTATGAAAATGCGTTTTATCTTTTGATTTTTTATGGGCCTTGGTTCTTTCATAAATACCTATAGTTTGACCTACGTAACTTCTACCATCATCTGTATACACGTGTCTATAAATTGTACCCACTCCATCCATATTCTATAATAGCATTTTTTGTCTATCCAGAGCACATCTCACAACTCTCAGGGTTGGCAAGAGAACAAGCTGCAACCTGCTCCTCAGTGGGCCGGGGCGCGACCGGAACAGTAACCTGCTGTGCGCGAGCCTTGGCGCGTGTTCTAATGTAGTAGCTCCCCGTTTTGAGCCCCTTCTTCCAGCCGTACAGGTGCATGCTCGACAGCTTGGCCAGGCTCGGGTTCTCCATGAAGATGTTCAGGGACTGTGACTGGTCGATGTAGGCACCCCGATCAGCCGCCATGTCGATGATGCTTTTCTGCGGAATCTCCCATACGGTCCGGTAAATCGCCTTGAGATTCTCCGGAACTCCCTCGAGCTGCTGGACCGACCCGCCTTGACGCACAATTTCATTCTTGATTTGGGGGTTCCAAATTCCAAGCTTTTGAAGATCCTTGACCAGGTGCTTGTTGAGCATCACAAACTCGCCAGCCAGTGTTCGACGCAAGTAGATGTTGGTCGTGTAAGGCTCGAAAGCCTCGTTGTTGCCCATGATCTGGGCGGTCGAGGCGGTAGGCATGGGTGCGACCAGCAGGGAGTTCCGGAGGCCCTCTGCACGGATCGCGTCATCAAGAACCCCCCAGTCGTTGTAGTGCTTGGGCGTCACACCCCACATGTCAAATTGTAGCACACCCATGGATGTGGGAGACCCTGCAAATGTTTCGTAAGGTCCTTCCTCGCGGGCCAACTGGTGAGACTCGATGAGTGCCCCGTGGTAAATAGTTTCAAAGATTCGCATGTTGAGTTCCCGAGCCTCAGGACCGTCAAAAGCCAGACCGAGCATCATGAAGACGTCGGCCAATCCCTGTACACCGATGGCGATGGGCCTATGACGCATGTTGCTCTTTCGGGCCGCCTCGGTTGGGTAGTAGTTCCGGTCGATGACGCGGTTCAGATTACGAGTGACGATCTGGGCCACCTCGTGGAGCTTTCCAAAGTCAAAGTCACCGTCCCGCACAAAAGTCGGAAGGCACAGAGACGCCAGGTTGCACACGGCCGTCTCGTCAGGACTACTCACCTCTACAATTTCAGTGCATAAATTGCTCGATTTGACCACGCCGATGTTCTTCTGGTTCGACTTGGCGTTGACCGAGTCCTTGTAGCACATGTAGGGCGTACCGGTCTCGACCTGGCTCTTGAGGATGGCGTCCCAGACGTCCCGAGCACGGACCTTCTTCTTGAAGCGTCCCTGTGCCACATACATCCTATAGAGCTCATTGAACTCCTCGCCGTATACGTCGGGCAGGCCAGGGCACTCGTTAGGGCACATCAGGTGCCAGTCTTGGTCCGCCTCAACCTTCTGCATGAACAAGTCAGGGATCCACATGGCCGTGAAGAGGTCGCGACAGCGCATCTCCTCATCACCCTGATTTAGGCGGAGCTCCAGGAACTCCATGACGTCAGCGTGCCACGGCTCGAGGTAGATGGCGAAAGACCCCTTGCGCTTCCCGCCACCCTGGTTCACGTACCGGGCGGTGTTGTTGAAGACGCGGAGCATGGGCACGATGCCGTCAGCCACACCGTTCGTACCGTTGATTCGCGAGCCGCTCGCACGGATGTTCGAACAGTGGATGCCGATGCCCCCGGACCACTTTGAAATGTGAGCGCACTCCTTGAGCGTCTCATAGATGCCCTCGATCGAGTCGTCCTTCATGGCCACCAGGAAGCAGCTCGACATCTGGGGGTTGTTTGTGCCGGCGTTGAAAAGCGTCGGAGTGGCGTGCGTGAAGTACTTTTGGGACATCAAGTCGTACGTCTCACGGACTCGCGGGAGGTCGTCTCCGTGAATGCCGACGGCCACGCGCATGAAGAGGTACTGGGGCGTCTCACCCTCATTCAGGTAGCCCTTCTGGAGGGTCTTGATCCCAAAATACCCAAAGAGGTAGTCGCGCTTCGGCTGGATCACAGCGTCCAACTCGAGCGCCACGCACTTCATGAAGTGGTCCGAGACGATGCCCTTGACGTGCAGGGCGACCATCGCGTCCGAGAAGGTTTTAGGGCAAGCCTTCTGGAGGTTCGAAACAGCGACCCGCATAGCCAAAGTCTCGTAGTCGGGGTCTTCAGTGATCATAGCGACGGCGACCTCGGCAGTGAGGTTATCAATTTCAGTCGTGGAAATGCCGTCGTACATGCTCGTGAAAACCTTCTGGGCCACCTTGTCGGGCTGGACATTCAGGGGAGCAAACTCTGGTGTCTGATTTAGTTTCAGAATTCGATTGGTCACTTTGTCGAAGAGCATGGGCACTTCATCACCTGAGCGCTTGATGACCTTCATTCTATAAAAGACATACGTTCCTTTTTTTTATCCTCGTCTATCTCAATGGACCGCCTTCCTACGCGTCACTCGCTGCCCACACCCCTGTCCGATGCGTACTTCTCGGATTTCAATCGGGAATATATTCATGGTGCCATAACTCGCGCCATGAAGGAGAAGACGGGTTATCAGATCGAGCGCCAGAGCGACCCTGATCTCCAGGCGCTTATGCGTCGAGTCTGGACCAACCTGTCCGCCGACCCGTACACGGACATCCTCAATCAGGTTTCAAAAATGAACGCCCGGGTGGTCAAGGAGGCTACGGCGACCATCTCGACCGGTATGCTCCAACAGATTGTGTACCTGCGTGACATCTCACGGAACCCGGTTCCTCTGGAGACGCCAGTGAGCACGAGCACTTACGGGAATAAAATCCCGAGTAATTTCAAGTTCGGGATCAACTAAATGGTTCGGGCGCTCGATGATATCCTTTTGGGTTTCTTGATTTTCTTCGCTCTCGACCGAGCTATCCGCCTATTTAGCAACGGAGTTGTGGAGCCCTGGGCCCAGACCAAGTCTATGAACAAAAATGTAATAGAAAATTGGAAGATGGCGGCCGAGCTCGCGCTTCTGATTGCGACAGCTGTGGTATTGGTGAATAACCGCAGGTTGATGGCGCATTTTAACCGGGCTTAAGGGGCTCAGACATTTGGTAAGTAAGTAATGAATAAATATCGTGATGAGACTGCGGCCATGTGTCGG